CTCCATAAATTCATCTGTGATGTTCACAGCATTAAACATGTTTAGACACTTGCGATTGATGTCACCACCAGTGGCTACTTTGATATTGACAAACTCTTCAATGTCAGGATGGCTTACGTCCATGTATGCGGCGTAGCTTCCCTTGCGTGTCTTGCCCTGTTTGTACGCTGTCATCTGAGAGTCTACTACTTTCATGAATGGGATCGGCCCCGGTGCTTTGTCGCTGATCCCTCTCACGTCTGACCAGTGCCCACCGACACCGCCGCCCTTTACGGAAAGCCATGCTACCTCACTATTATGCTCAATAAGGCTATCAAGATTGTCGCCCACATAAGTAAGGAAACAGCTAATAGGCAAACCAAGAACCTTTCCGTCCGGTTTCGGGGCATTGCTGAGCACAGGGCTTGCAAACATGAACCAACCTTTTGACGCATAGTCGTATATACGTTGGGCCAGTTCAAGATCACCGTAACAGTAAGCCACTGCCGCACGTGCAAAAGCCTCTTGCGGAGACTGTTCATCATCAAGCATATAATACTCTTGCATGAGCTTAGTAGCTTGTTCACTAAGGCGATTATCCCGTTCATAGTCAATCGTTATCCCAAGGTGTGTTGTCATCGAAATCTAACTCCAGTGTGTCTTGTTGTTGTTCAATCAGGTCAGCGAACCTGTTTACCAAGTCTTCAGAGGTGATCTCTAAAGTCTCCAATAGAGTCACCTCATCCAACCGCTTGAGTTTGTCTTTAATTTCTTCAAGCGTGAACATCTATTTTACCATACTTCTTTGAGTTTGTCAAGGTAGTGTGAACATTTTTCTAAGTCAATCCTACCGCCCTTGTCTTGAAAGCGAGAGATGTATTTGATTACATTACCAATCAAGTATCCCTTGAACTGCTCTTCAGTCATAACAACTTCCATGTAGTCCCAAGGCTGTATTGATTTTTGGTAGTGCTCACCTCCAACCTGATAGCTACTTGCATTACTCATTGGATTCTTTCCCGCTGTAGTAGACACCAAGATCCTCAATATCAAACGTGTACCCATAAGATGCCTCAATCACCTTGATGATATCACTAAGCACCTCGCCCCACACTACATCATCGTCATACGTAGATGACATTGTATACTCTTTGTCATGCGCTAAGATCGAAACACGTACCTTCATCTGGTTATCATCATCTTCAAACCACATTATGCATACCTCTTTGCTAAGTAATTAATTGACACTGGCATCTCATCGAATGATCCATCACATACTTCATGCAACATCCAGACACCTGACCATGATCCATTTGTTTGTGGATTCAAGTACTCCTCATCATGTGTATAGAAGATACCTGCAAACAATCCAGTGATTCGCTTACCATCAGCACGTCTTGCATACGAGATGCTACGGTCTTGTACGTGACCCATCACACATGACATATGCTGTTTGGTTAGCAACGCATTTGAACTGCTTACTGGTCTTCCCATGACACCAGAAACAAAGTAATGGCTATAACAAATGCCATCAATAACCACTGGTTGTAGGAAATCATACACCTCCCATCCCATCTCTGTCAAGTACAGATCTTTGAAAGACATCAAACCTTCTAGCTTTGGATCTGATTCAATCGCACGAGCAATACGATACTCGTGATTACCCAGTGTGAAAACCAAACGAGGATTCCACTGCTTCTCTTTGTTGCGCTTGAGTCGCTCTTGTTCCTTACGAATAGGATCGAGAAACTCTTGCATTGCTTCAATGCCTGCGTTGATATCGTTGATGTAGCGGCGACCCTCGAAAGACTTCTTACCAACATCATACGTTGACAGGCTTGGTAAATCAAAATGATCCCCGATGTGCACGATCACGTCAGGTTTCTTCTCCACTGCATATTGCCCCGCCCACCGCAGATGATATGTCGGATGATCCGGTTTCACCTGTGTGTCGGGTATGACCATGTGTTTCATGTGTGTCTCCTGTGGTTAACTTGGTTAACCTCAATAGTTCAAAGAAGTGCTCAGCGTCTACGACTGCGAGTGGTCTTCTTCGGTTTTCTTTAACGATGACAAGCGGTTGTGCATCGCCTCTATTGTTGCACTGCTCAATAAAACGATAGACTCCAACTCTCGCAAGGCTCTTGCATTCGACATCATACGAGAAAGACTTGCGAGCCAAAGGGCTAAGTTGAACATCACTGCCACTAACACCCATACTGGTTGATCGAACATCATCACTCTCCAGATGCGGATACGTCTGTAGTATCTGTTCCGCTGTCCATTGTTGTAGTTTCCTTCCCTTTGCTTTTGCACTCTGTGTTTTCATACGGCGGTTCCCATACCTCATCACGTGTGCGCTGAAGGTACAGCAGGCGTCCGTTCTCTACTGCACGTTCAACACTTCCTAACTTCTCAACGCAGATGTCAAACATCTCACGCTCTGTCTTACCCTTCAGTAGCTTCTCTGCTTTGACAGGGCCGATGCCTTGCACACCAATAATGTTGTCGATACGATCGCCGACTAGAAACTGACAGTAGAAGTTAAGCAACCCTGATTCATGGTCAATGTAGTACTTGTCTTTCTTAACAAAGTTGTAGTGCCATCCCTGCACCTGATCAAAGTCTTTGTCAAGAGAAACAATGATTGAGTCATCACCATGTGTTGTTGACGCAATGGCAATCTCATCATCGGCTTCACAACCATCAGATACTACACCGTTCCATGAATACTCAAGGTACTCCCGCAACAGAGCATGATGCACTGGCTTCTCTCCTTTGCGGTTTCCCTTGTAAGGGGCGGTGACTGCAACATCATTACGGAAGTTAGTCTTTCCTGTCAGATATGTTATCCACTCAGAACAATCCAAGTCAAACATCAACATGTCCTCCAAGAATGAAGCCATCGTCCTGATAGCCACATCCTCAGACTCTTCGTTGGTTGCAAACCCAATGCGATAGCACAGGATGTCACCGTCGATCAGAGCAATCACAGCGTCTCTTCTTCCTCAACTGCTTCAGGTGTGTACGCATTCAAGTCAGTGACGACTAGCTTTGCGATACCCAACGACATACCTGACTGACCAGTGGGTGACTTCCACGAGTATGGCTTAGCCATGATGTTTGCACGTGAACCGTTACCTACCTTGATGTCAGCACCAATGACTTCACCTGCCTTGTCGTAAGGGGTGATCTCATAGTTCTTGGACTTACAGGTAATGAAGAAACCTTTCTCTGGCTTGTTCGCATCAGAGCGTACTTGCACACCCGTCTTCTCGATTGCTTCAACCTGATCTTCGGTGAGGTTCACAAGGTCTACCTGAAACTTACCAGACAGCTTGTTACGCTCATACAAGAAGGGCCACATCAACTCGACGTTCTCTAACTTAAATACTTCAGACATACTTTTCTCCTGTATTGGAAGTACATATATTATAACACAAGACACTAATGTGTGTCAAACCAATTGTTACCAATCTTTGCTTCAGCATCCACAGGACACCGAAACCCCAACGCCATACCCGCTTTGCGAGCAGAGGCTACCATGATTGACGCAACAGTTTCCGCATCTGGTTTCTGTGCTTCAATCTGGATCTCATCATGCACGAATGCAACTTGTTGTACAGATAGTCTTTGTTTCCTGAAGGTCTTATGCGCTTCAATACACCACTGCTTTGCAATAATAGCCCCACATCCTTGGAGCAAACTATTGAGTGCGGCGTGCTCTGAGCGCACAATAATTCTTCGACCATCCAACCCCGGTACGTACCCTTTGTTCGCCACCTTCTTAACTTTTTCCATGAGTCTCGATAACGCAGGGGTGTTGCGATAAAAGTTTTCGAGTACTTCACTCCCTTCTTTCGCACCGCCGCCGACAATACTGCCAATCTTGGTTGGCCCTGCACCATACAAGGTTGCGTATATAAGAGTCTTAGCCTGCGGTCTTGTAATGCCTGCGGCATCAGCGTTCTTCTGATGGATGTCTCCATTCAACAACTCCTCTGTCCACTCTGGATCTTGCATGTAGTGTGCAAGACAACGTAACTCAATACCTGACAGGTCAGTACCAACAAGCAAATGATCTGAATCAACAGTCCACAACTTACGACACTCAGCACCATACTCGCTGTTGACACTGGGTATCTGTCCCATGTTGGGCTTCTGGTGTGTCATGCGTCCGGTCACAGCACCGTTGGTAATCACTCTCCCATGTACACGAAACGTATTTATATCGACATGTTCTAGCCATGAGTCGATCAGACCGACACGTTTCTGAATCATAAGATACTCAGCAATCATCTGCGCTTCAGGTAGATCAATCTCCTTGAGTGTTGTCTCGTCAACTATGACACTGCCTTTCTCAGTCGTCTTAGTAAACTTGACACCACGGCTCGCCAACCTCTCTGCGATCTGCTTCCTTGACCCCACATTGAATACGGTAACTTTGTCCTTGAGTCGCTTGCCTGTCTTCTCTGACCAACGCTCTTCCACAATTGGAGGAAAGATATTTTGCAATGCGTCAGTGATAGCAGACATGCGATCTCGAAGTTCAGCCAGTAACGTGACAGCTTCCGGTACATTGAGTTTAAATCCATTGTCTTCCTGCTTCTTCATGATGAGCGCAACACGATGCTCAAGCTCAACTGATCGTCCATAGTCACGCAACTCTCGTTCTAGTTTACGAAAGAGTAAGCCAGTGACATGCACATCTTGACGACAATACTTAATCATCTCGTCAGTTAAGCCACCATCAAAGTCAGAGAACTCATCCTTGTAATCATCAAGTCGTTCGCCCCAAGCACGCAGGCTATGCCCACCCTCCAACTGTGGATTCCATAGCCTTGACATGACCAGAGTGTCTCGGACTTTAGAAAGTGGAATCGTTACTCCCCAAACCCGTGACAGCACTGGCCCGTCAAACCCAATGATGTTGTGACCCACTACAATATCAGCCTCATCAATGTACGACTGCAGATACTTTGGTGTGGTATACACAGTCGTATGATCCTCGTAGTTGGTAACACAGCACCAGATCGTGTCATGCGCTAGGTTTGTTTCAATATCAAGAACCAATACTTTCTTGTTACCGATGCGCATTACAACTCCTCTTCATTAACCTCAGTCATTCTACCAGTCTCACGAGAGTAAAGCAAGCTACATGCAGGCCCAGTCGTACCACTGAATCTGTTCTTTAGCACACGCACTCGTGTGGTGTTACGCTCAGTCACGTCTTCAGCCTGACCGTTACGCTCCAGTCCAATCACCATGTCAGACAACTGAGCAATGGAACCAGACCCACGCAACTGTGCCAGTGACGTAGCCGCACCCTCTTCGTGCCCCTTAGACTCAGGACGCTTGAGATGTGACACAACAATCAGTGCAATGCCAGTCTCCTGCACAAGCATGCGTAGCTTGGTCATGATCTCGTCGATGGCTTTTCGCTCGTCACCACTGGCCTGAGCAGATACCACGATACTAATGTGATCAAGGAATACATAGCCACAACCCAACCCTTTGGCAAGGTAACGTACTCTATTAATAATGTTATCAACAGAGGTGCTACCAAAGTGGTCAAACAGATATACACGATCAGTGCCCAAGGTCTTGTCAAATGCATCACGCTTCTCCTCGACTGTTGCATCTGAGTCCGGTAGATGCAGTGGTTGGTTTGCCGCAAGTGACATCAATGATAGACCTGTCTTGCGTGTTGACTCCTCCAAGAACATGAGACCCAGTGAGTCCTCTGTCTTGTTCAGTACATGCCACACAATCTCACGCACAAACTGAGACTTACCCAATCCAGATCCTGCAGTAATGGTAACCAGTTCACCCTTTCGGATACCATAAGTTAAACCATTAACACCCGCAAAGGGATAGTCACAGTCGGCAGGTGCAAGTGGTCTCATCACCTCATCAAGCAGACTACTACCTACAATGATGCCATCAGGTACATGCTGTTCAGAAGCCCACCACTTATCAGAGAACTCCTTCATCTTCTTGTTCTGCAGATACTCGCAAGCGTCCTTCATCCCATCGAGATGCTTGAACACCTTGGCCTTTGATCCGAACAACTCAGCCACCTGTGATGCGGCACGCTGTCCTGCATCGTCACCGTCAAAGCACACCACCACATTATCGAATGAATCAATCCACTCGTACTGCTTCTGGATATCCTTGACCGCACTCGCCGCACCGTTGCGGATAGAAACTACGGGGTACTTAGACCCAAGCATTTGGTATGCCGCCATCGCATCGAACTCACCCTCGACAATGGTGACGTACTTGCCACCCTTGCTGAACAGGTTCTGTCCGTACAGCACAGCACTCTTCCAATCACCATTGACCCGAAAGTCCTTGGCCTCTGTGCGTATCTTCTCAGCGACGACTACGCCCTCAGCATTCGTGTAGTTGAAGTGGTATTGCTTCCCATTCTTAGAACACTTGTATGCCTTGGCGGTGTCACTGCTGATACCACGCTCAATAATCGTGACGTAATTCTCCTGCGTCACATCAAGTTGTTTTGCTTCCACATGTATCTCCCTATGGTTAACTTGGTTAACGTCGCTCTCAGGCGGTCTCCGTGTCTCACAGGCAAAGCAATGAGTCCATCCGTTGTCGTTCACAGACAGACCATCACTCGATCCGCAATCATTGCATGGTTGGTGCATTTTCACAAATGGCACGCTCGTTCTCCTTGTATACATTCGCCAACATCAACAAAGCATAACACTCTTTGGGATCGGAACAGTAATCCGCAAGAGATCGCAACACACGATGTAATCCATACTTGTAGATCATCTCAGTTGTGTCCACAAGAGTGTTGTGACAGTTATGCTCTTCCATCGCAAGAGTAAACTCTTCAATAGGTATATCTAATTCAGTCATATGCATTCCTTCTAAGTTGTTACAAGAGATAACTAAGATAATTAATTACCTCTTGCATATCTTAAGAGTAAATATTATATCACAGATCATCGAGGAAATCAGGAGAAAATGAATCGTCATCATCTTCATGCATCAAATCCATACGCTCGACAGCCTTGATGTCACCCTTAACAAACGCATAACAATGATTGCATAAGTCTATGAATTCATTAGTATCAGCATTCTTACGAGTGGCTTCAAAGTCAGTCAGTTCTGTGTTACACGAAAGGCATCTCATAGCTGTGCACTCCTTATGATATAGCACACAACTATGATACCACACCCACACCAGAAGTAAATCATACGTGTCTCCATGCTCCCTTGTAAGCACTGCAGATTTCCCACACACGTTGTTTACTGATGCCAAACTTCTCAGCGATCTTGCTTTGAGACAGCTCGTCAAGCTCTGCCTTCTTTTGCAAACGCAACTCATTTAGTTCTAGGATAAGACGCACATCGTCCTCAGTCAGCTTTGAGCACCAGTGTTTTGAACCACGTGGTAACCAATCACGCTCTCTCATGCGGACACTCCTGTGACTTGTTTCCATGAACGACCCAGTGCAATGTCATTGATGCAGTTGCGAGAGACATCAAACTTACGTGCAATATCACTCTGCTTGACACCTTCACACAACAGTGCATCAATCAACAACACGTCATCCCGTGTCAGCTTGGCTGTGTGCACACGAGATCCGTGATAGTTCTTGTTCAAACGAACACCTTTACAACGCATCAGTACTCTGCTCCTTTTGGGTTCTCAGGGATACGATTGGCAATGGCCCACCACACGTTACTGTACATCGAAACATCCAGATCATTACCGTCACGAGGACACTCCTCAACCTCAAGATCAGCGAGTGCCCACTCTTCTGGTTCTGCCTCAGTCTGGCGGTAGTGTCGCCACACAGCACGCAACAGATACTCATTGTCCTCACCGTCCCACCAAAACTCAAGAGACTCGTACTCACCATCATGATACATACATCACCCCATACATACGTCCAACCTCATCACGAGTCATGAACCTGTGGTCAATATCCGCAACATCCTCTGCATCCAACCACGCATCTTGTGACTCACCATTCGCATGATTGATACCCAAGAACAACACACGACCTGCATATGGATCTGGGTATACGTCTGGCATATACACAAACGCTGACTCCTCAAACAATCCTTCGTCATTGACATAGATTGCATCACCGCCCTCGTCATAGCCACCAGAACAAAACATGTCGCACTGTAAATGCTTGCTGATGTCCCGATAGTCATTGACCTCTACATTCTCGATAGTCCGTGTATACGGATCAACTAGTACTGCTTTCATATCAACCTCCACGGTTAACTTGGTTAACAATTAAGTGAGCAGTTTCATGTCATGCTCAGGACACTGGAGGTAAACTATCCCACCAGACTGGTTAGATGGAACTGTGACACATCATTACCAGTGGCAAATCTACCTCTGTTGCATGGCTTGTACACCAACTGCTCGCACCATGAATCCCATAACTTCTCGGTACTGCGGTTGACCTTACACAACCCCACATAGTTGACTAGCTTCTTGAACTTAGTCTCAGGCTTGGCAGTGTCTGCAAACTGGAAGTCCTTGGGATCGACCTTACGGAAGCGACGCAGGTTGTGCACATCAAAACATCCAACACGACCAAACATCAACTGCATGACAAAGCCTGCCTTCACTGCTCCCAAGCCGGGCACTTGCACCAAACGATAGAGCATCGCCGCATCCTTGGTGTCAGCAGTCCCGCCCAACTCTTTCTTGGGAGTCATCCACAACTCAATCAGGTCATCGTACAAATCCTGTCCATGCTCCTGCAAATAGTCATAGGTCTGCCGCTTGAATCCCCACACATATTTGGAGTCCTTGCCATTGGCACGATAGTCCTCCATCTGTTTCTTCATGGTATGGAATGGTGTCTTCACAGACAACACAACAAACATGATACCGTCAATCATATTCTCTACGTTATCCTGCATGTACGCATTGATAACTGGGTTCACTTCACGAAAGCTCATTTTTTCAATCCTCGTATAAATTCAGAAATAACAAGGGACAGCACATGCGCCGCCCCGATGAATGCTAATACTCCAATCCACAACACAAAGAACTCCATCACTCTGGCAGTCCTTCGTATGCGTCCATGATATTGCGGCAGTGATTGTGAAAGAAATCATTAGCTCTGTTCTCAAACTCTGCCGAATCAGCGTATGACAATTGAGTGGCCACAGCACGCAATGCATAGTATGCACCACCAACCTGCGTCGTTACTCGCACCTCAAAACGCTTAGGTTCACAGTAGCTCATCGCATACTCATCGACTTGCTCCGGTTGCTTAACGCACTCGATCACTTCACTGATGAATGCCCGTAGTAATGTATTTGAATTAATCATTTTGTAACCCTCCAGAGGTTAACTTGGTTAACACAACACAGCGCATAAAGCCATGACTCCCGACTGTGTTTACACAGTATAGCACAGCACAGCGCAGATAGTGTGCATAGTTATAAAAAATTTTATTTACTCTAAAGATTGGGGG